ATTTAGTAAATGAGTTATTTACACCCAATCAGGTTTCCGTTCTGGACGGCGAAGATAATTATCGCACACCCAGGGTTTAGATGCAACATACATCTTATAAGCAGTGAAAGTATCAATGCTATCATCAAGTTTATATTCATCAGGCATTGCCCGAGTGAATTCTTTTACATTAGTATGCTCAGAAATAGAAATCTTAGCATTGTTATGAAAGATTACCATTGCTTCTTCTAAAGTACTCAAACAGGAGTGTCGTTTCTGATACCGATGTTCGTACTCAAAGCATAAATGTATTCCGTGCGTAATCAACCAGGCAAGATTGTAGTGATTATCTGCAGCCCATTTAGTGCAGGGATGATTACGAAAGGCACCCTTCACTGTGTTGTAAGGAGTGCCATCTGCTTTATTGATTGTGCCCCAATCATAGTACCACTTGGAGAAGATGATAGAAACCATCTGACAGGTCTCTAGGGGCATTTTCACTGAGTATTTGTCAGGAAGTTCTACAGCAGCAAGTACCGGACACGAATTGACCACGAATATATTCAAAGTTAGTTCCTCAAAGTTTTGTAATAATTAAATAATTGTTCTAACTCACCAATTGTAGCATCTCTTTTGAGGATGTTTGCTCTTCTGCTGACAACTGTAACATTTCCTTTTATATACCCTTTGGAACTGTCTATTCTATCAACACTTGGAGCACACATCCAAGTTTCCCTATTTTCTCTTTTTAATTCAAATCCAAATACAGGGCATTTTTCCGGAATGATAATATCTTCTATCTCAATAGAAAATTCTCTTCCTAATCTTTTGCATCTTGATTTTATATTGCTATAAAGAAGTCTGGCAGCATCAACTTTCCAATCTCTATCTCTTCTATTTTTTTCATTTAATTTTGCGGAACATTTTTTGCAAGTATTTTTAGTGTCAGAATTTGGATTCCATTTTTCAATTAAACTAAACTTATTGAGATTTAATAATTGATTACATTCTTCACAAATTTTGTATCTATTTGGATTTTCCTCTCGGTGCTTCATACCAAATTCTCTTGCATTATATACATTCATACATTTGCAAGAACAGAATTTTTTTTGTCTTTTTCCAAGAGGAGAATTGCATTCCAAACAATACATTTGACTATATTCTAACTACATAACTATTTATATAAAAGAATACTTACAGATGTTATCACAAAAACATTCATAATATAAGATTGAAGTTCAGTCAGTATAAACGGAATCCGGTTCCATAGGAATAAAATAATCTAAATTATACCTTTCATTCGTAAATTGTGATATAAGTTTAGAAGAAATCACAACATCATAGGACGAAGGAATAATCTTAAGATTTTCTACCTTAAAGTTAAAAGTAAACTCTTGATTTGTTTCACCAACTACAATTGAATACTCATTTGATGTATCATTCTTTTTGTCGAACAACCAAACGAATAACACCTGCATCACCAATTACAGAAAGGTCTTCTAACTGATAAACTGCTGCTGCTTTCTTGATTTTATCATATTGCGAATGTTCTAACTGAAAACATACATCCTTAGAAGGAAGTGAAATTTCTTTTTCTGGTGGAGAAACGATTACTTCAGGATCAGCAAAGAAATACTTAACACGACGTTTTCCTTCACGAATTACTACGTGACTATCATTTTCAAAATCAAGATCTGGGTCTTCATGAAGCGAAAGTCCATTCAAAAATTGATTGAGATCATAAATGCCAAAATCTTTAGGAAACTCTTCTGTAATAGTTGCCTCGGCAAGAATATTCTTCATCACAGACATAGTGCGAAGTTTATTTCCTTTTCTTACAAGAATGGACTGATTGATGGAAGAAAAGTTCTTCAGAATAGCAAGAGTAGTATCAGAAAGTTTCATAGTTTGATTTCGCAGTTTCATTATTAAATCCGGCAAAGTGATACAGAAGAACACCATAATGGATAATCTTCAGTGCGTCAAGACGGGACATTCCATCTTTCTTACCAAAACGGGAAGAATACTTGATGAGATTATCACGGCAGAAAGGAACACCATCACCAATTGCATCAATCATATCCAGCACCTGAACCTTAGACTTTTCAGATGCATAGTGCGAATGATATGTGCTAACAATATAATCATTCACTGCCTTTAGAGTTTCACCTTCACCAAACTTCCAAAATTGCTCTTGATTTGATTTTTGTGAAGTAGTCAGATTAACATTCTGTTGAGTTTTATTCAAATTAAATGACTGAGAACTAAAAGTTGTACTATGATTATTTCCAAATGTTACTGCAGCAGCAGGTCCTCCCAGATTGAAAACATCTGGAGAAGCATATGGATTTCCAGTCAGACTGACTCCATCATCCTCCCAATAGTTATTCGTATTAAACGAAATATGATCTTCTCCCATTCCACCAGGTAAATTAGATCCAATGTAAGTGACATTATTTTTCTTTTCAGGAATTTTAGACATAACTTTTTATATACAACACCTTAGATAATAGCATCTGAGAATTGCAAAGTCAAGTACCAATACGACTAAATCCCTTAATTTTTTCAAATTTAATTACGCTCTCAAATTTATCAAACAATTCAGATTTATGTGATATTACAAATATATTAGCATCTTTAATTACAAAACGAATAATTTTTAAAAATTCTTCTGTTCCAAAACCATCAAGAGAACTATCAAAAACTTCATCCAATATTAGTAAATTTGTATTTACAGAATTTTTAAATCTTGCAACTTCACGCCAAGTAAAAAGAAGAGCTAAATCAATTCTCATTTTTTCACCTTCACTAAATGAAGCATAAGAAAAATCTTCGTGAATCGGTGATTGAACAGTTTCATTAAATTCTTCATCAAGAGTAAAGTTAATATAAAAGTCCATCATCTGAAGATAACGATTAACTTGTTGATTAATCAGAGGCAAATATTTCTTAATAATTTTAGATTTAACTCCACCATCCTTCAGAAGATTGTATGAAAAATCGTAATACCCAATCTCATCTTTTTTCTTTGAAAGATTTTCAAAAGTTTCTTGAAGTGATTTTTTATATTCATCTAATTTTTCATGTTCAATATTTTGATTTTCTATTTTTTCAGTAATAGTTTTAATTTCAAATTGCAAATCTTCAATTTGTTTATCATATCCAGAAATAGAAAGATTGTTTTGAGAAATCTTATGATTTAGGGAAGTGATATCCTTTGATAATTTAATAAACTCATTTTCTCTATTCTCTTCATCTTCAATTGCTTTCTCAAGTTCTTGATACCCTTTCTGAAGTTCTTTAGCATTTGATTGGGCATCATTTATTTTATCTAAACGAAATTCTTCTTGAATTTCTTGCTTGCAAGTAGGACAAACCGTATTTTCAGTAAAAAATTTATGTTGTTCTGTAATTGAAGATACTTTTTGTTGAACCTTTCCTTTCAATCCAACAAGTTTTCTAAGTTTATCTGATGAACCAGAAAAATTTTCAAGTTCTTTATTTAAACTATCAACTTTAATTAATATATTTTTTATATCAATTTTTAAATTTTCCTCTAACTTAGAAAGTTCTTTTATTTTATTTTCTTTTTCTTTTATATTTTCTTTTCCTCTTTGTTCTAATTCATCAATAAATCCCCTTTGCATTTGAACTTTATCTTTAATAGATTCCTTTTTAAGTTCTAATGTTTTAATCTCATCTTTAATCTCACGAATCTTATCTTTGATAACAACATTCATAGAAGAAAAGATTTTAATATCTAACAAATCTTCAATGACTTCTCTGCGATGAGCAGTAGAAAGTTGCATAAAAGGAACAAAAGTACTACTACCAAGAATTACAATCTGAGTAAAAGATTTATAATTCATTTTAATTACAGTTTGTTCAAACCACTTTTGTTGATCAATTGTAGCAGATGTTTGATCTAAAAGTTTTCCGTTATTATAAATTTGAAATGTATTTGGTTTAATTCCACGTACAACTTTCCAATCAATATTGGAAATTGAAAATTCAACTTGAACAACACAATCCTTTTCATTGACTGTATTAACAAGTTGTGATTTATTAATTTTACGAAATGGTTTTCCAAATAAAGCAAAGGTAAGAGCATCTAAAACAGTACTTTTACCTGCTCCATTATTACCAATAATTAAGTTAGTTGAATTTTTAGTAAAATCAAGTTCTGTTTCATGTTGTCCGGTGGAAAGAAAATTGCGCCACCTAATTTTTTTAAAGATAAGCATTGATATATGAAATCATATTGTAAAGGATTTTTGTGTCCTCTTTTACCAA